GAGTCCAGAATTTGGTGCGTATAAAAACAAACCAATTGCTAACAAATGGCAAGCAGCTCCTACTTCAAATGGTTCTTCATATGATGTCAGAAGACAATTAAGAAGGACTAGAACAGAATGGTCAGCTGCTGAAGGATCTACAGATTCTTTATATACACCTGTGCAGTTAGAACGTACAGCTCTTACTAGTGGATTAGCAGAAGAACAACTTGTTGGCGTTATGCGTAACTTTATGAGTGATGCCAGAGTTCAAAAAGAAATAGCTGATGCAAAAAAAGCTAATGTTCCATTAAGTGAAATATGGGAAGATTCTATAATTACTGCACAAAAAATATATGAAGGTAGAAATACAAGCGATTTATCTCCACAAGAATTTTGGTCAGTATTAGAAAGTGATGCAAAATTACAAGGTATAGATATATGGGAATCTAATCAAGTTGTTGCTGCTGATTTAGTTATTGGTTCTTTAATGAAAGAAGTAAGAGATCAGGCAATTGCTAATAGAGAACTATATGACATAGCTGATTTAGCAGATATAGATGGTCCAGCTAAAGCAATGTATGACAAAATTATTGCTGGTTTAACTCAAATTAAACTATCTAAAATGACACAATCTGGTTCTTTTAGATCTTTAGGTGCTGGTAAACAAAGTAAAAGAGCAATTATTGATGCTGTAGATGCACAAGTACAAGAGTCTGTTAATGCTCATCAACTAGCAATGAAAATTGCTGGGGCTGATGCTAATGATGATTTGTTTAAAGCTATACATGAAACTATCTCTATGTCAGGTGAGATTCATAACTTAACTGACTACGATAATTTTATTAGGAAAAAGTTTCGTGGTGGTGAATTTAAAAAAGGTGGTAAGGATTCAGGTCTAGTTATTAAAGGCTTACAGAAAGTATTTACTAACAGTGTTCTTAGTGGTCCTAAAACTCCAATGAGAGCAATTATGGGTACTGGAACAGCTTCTTTTTTACGTCCATTATCAACAGCATTAGGTGCTGGACTTAGAGGAGATGGTGCAACTATGCGAGCTTCAATGGCTGGTTTTAGTGCAATGATCGAATCGTTACCAGAAGCTTATACATTATTTAAAAAGAATCTAAATTCTTACTGGGCTGGAGATGTATCAACAATTAAGTCAAGGTACAACATCCAAACCAAGGGTGATGAGCAATGGGCTATGTACACTGATTGGGTTGAAAACAGTTCTAACGTATCATTTGGCGACAGAGCACTATTTAATATTGCTAATGCAGCAAGAGCAATGAATGATAATAAATTCTTGACCTATTCCACAAAAATAATGGGTGCAACGGATGATGCTTTTGGATTACTACTGGCTAGAGCTAAGGGTAAAGAAAGAGCCATGCGTGAAGCAATGGATTTATATAACGCCGGTAAGGTTACTGAAATAACTCCACAACTATTAAAGGAATACGAGAATAGATTTTATGGTCAGATAATGGATGCTGATGGAAACATAGTAGATGATGCAACTTTATATGCAAAAAGAGAAGCAACATTAACTAATGATCTAACAGGATTTGTTAAATCTCTTGATGAAACGTTTGATAAAAATCCTTGGGCTAAACCTTTCTTTTTATTTGCAAGAACTGGTCTTAACGGCTTAGAACTTACAGCAAAACATACACCAGTATTCAATATGTTAGTTAAGGAGAATAGAGAAATTCTCAAAGCTACTGCTGATAACTTAGGTGATGTAATGAAATATGGCATTAATAATGCCGATGAACTAGCAAATGCCAAAGCTTTAATTAAAGGAAGAATGGCTATTGGTAGTGGTTTTATCATGATGGCTAATATTCATTTTATGAATGGAGGTCTTACAGGTAATGGACCAGCTGATAGACAAAAAAGACAAGTATGGATTGATGCTGGCTGGCAACCTAGAAGTATAAAAATAGGTAATGCTTGGGTAAGTTATGACGCTTTTGAACCATTTAACTTAATACTTTCCACTATTGGAGATATTGGTGATCATATGCATTTAATGGGTCCAGAGTGGGCTGAAGATCATTATCAAAAATTGGCTGTTGTTTTAATGCAAGGTTTAACCAGTAAATCATACATAGCTGGCTTACAGCAGTTTGTTGATTTGTTTGCAGGAAAACCTGGACAAATGAGCAGAATAGCAGCTGGATTAATGAACAACACTATACCCATGTCTTCTGCAAGAAACGAATTAGGTAAGTTATTTAATCCACATATGAAAGAGATAGGTTCTGGTATAGGTCAATCAATAAGAAACAGAAACCTTATCACTGAGCATATTGCTGCCAGAGAAGTACCTACTAAATTTGACATGTTAAATGGTAAACCTCTACGTGAATGGGACTTCCCAACTCGTATGTTTAATATGGTCAGTCCTTTCCAAGTCAATTTAGATCAGGGTCCTGGCAGAAAACTTTTATTTGATAGTAACTACGATTTAAGACAATCCACATACTCATATGATGGTATTGATTTTAGTGACTCACCAAGAGTTAGATCACTATTTCAAAAAGCAATAGGTGATCAAAACTTAGAAAAAGAATTAAATAAGTTAGCTAAAAATAAAAAGATTATTGCATCAGTACAAGCAATGAATGCTGATCTTAGGGCTGGTAGACGAGACATAGATCCTATGAGAGCTTACTACCACAACAGAATGATTAAAAGATTATTTGATGATGCAAAAAGACAAGCATTTGCTGAAATACAAAATGATCCAGAAGTTAGAAAATTAAAAGGAGAAAAGATAAAGAGAGATTTAACAGCAAGACAAAGACTAAACGAAACTACAAATAGAGAGATACAACAAATACAAAAAATAAGACAACTGCAAAACTAATTAACCATGAATTATGGCTGTCACACAAAACTCATACATAGGGAATGGTTCAACCACGAACTATTCATTTACATTTCCATATTTAAAGGCAGCTGATGTTAAGTGTTCAATAGATGCCACCAATACCACCGCATTTACATTAGCTAATGCAACCACCGTACAATTTAATACCGCACCAGCCAACGGAGCAAAAATAAAAATATTTCGTGAAACAGATGACTCCAGTCTTACAGCTAACTTCTATCCAGGATCTGCGATTAAGTCATCTGATCTAAACGATAACTTTACTCAAAACTTATATTCAACACAGGAAGTTACTGCAAGATATCTAAGTAACCTTGGAGGAAACATGGTTGGAGACCTTGCAATGGGCGAGGATGCTGACATTACTTTTGAGGGTGCTACTGATAATGCAAACGAAATAAGATTAACCGTAGCTGACCCTACAGCTGATAGAACAATTACATTTCCTGATGTTACTGGAACTGTTGTTACTACAGGTGATAGTGGAACAGTTGCTACAGGCATGATTGCAGCTGATGCAATTACAAGTGCAAAAATTGCTGATGATCAAATAAATTCAGAACACTATGTAGACGGAAGTATTGATACGGCTCACATAGCAGATTCACAAGTTACGACTGCAAAGATAGCTAATAGCAATGTAACCACAGACAAGATAGCTAATGATGCAGTTACAAGTGCGAAGATTGCAGATGACCAGATTAATTCTGAGCATTATGTAGACGGAAGTATTGATACGGCTCATATTGCTGACAGTCAAATTACTTCAGCTAAAATTGCAGACGGTACTATTGTTGCTGGAGATTTAGCAACTGACGCAGTAACAACAGTTAAAATAACTGATGCAAACGTAACTACAGCTAAGATTGCAAATGATGCAATAACTGGAGCTAAGATTGCAGATGATGAAATTAACTCAGAACATTATGTTGCTGGAAGTATTGATACAGAACATATAGCTAACAACCAAGTTACTACAAGTAAAATAGCTGACTTAAATGTAACAACCGGTAAAATAGCAGCTGATGCTATTACTGGAGCCAAGATAGCAGATGACCAAATCAATTCTGAACATTATGCAGCTGGTTCTATTGATACAGAACATATAGCTGATAGTCAAATTACCACAGCTAAGATTGCAGACGATGCAGTTACCACAGCTAAAATAGCTGATGCAGAATTAACAACTCTTGCGGGTATGCCATCAGCAACAGCATCAAAACTTGCTGATAGTACAGCTCTTACATCAGATATAGCAGACCTTAACCAGATAGATGGACTTACAAAACAAACCACTATTTCAGATAGTGATGCTAGTTTTCCAACATCTGGAGCTGTA